TTAACTTTGGCACTTCACGGTAATAATGGCTCTTCTAATGCTTTAAGAGATATTATTTCATTTCCTGCTTTTGGTGGAGTAATAATATTAACAATGGTTTCTTTTACCGAATTATATATTCTTTGGAATATTGGAACTGTATTATCAAATATTGGTTCAATTGATGTTAATATTTTTTTATTATTTTTCATAATAATAGAAATTAAAAATTTTTATTTTTTTCAATTTTAATTATATGAATAAATATATAATTGAATTAATATTATTAATTATTTCTTTTTGTATATATTTTATATGGTATAGTATATATATAACTAGTTCAAAATATGATATAAATTCTGTTAATAATTTAGAATTAGGATTAGGTGTATTTGGTTTTATATGCGGTTTATGGCTATCATCTTATTTACAGAGAACTATATTTAAAGATAAAGTTGATAATACAAAATATATATGGTTTATACTAGTGATTGGTATCATATCATTTACTTTAATGGGATGTGCAATTATTGCAAATATATATAATGTTAAAGGTGTTGAAAATATTGATTGGATAAAATATAATCAAATATTATTTCCATTATATGGTGGTATAATATTAATTTCAGAACAATCAATTAATAATATTATACAGTATATATCAAGTCAAAAAGAAAATAATTCTGATTCTTCATTTAGTAGTAGTTTTCCAATAGAAGATACTTAATGAGACTTTACTTTACTAACAGAAAATCCTGCTTTTTTAGGTTGACATAATTGATTTATGTCAAATATATTTTTCTTTTTTTCATCTTCTTTTTGATAATTTTGTTCATGAAATTCAATTAATCTAGAACTACCAATTGGAAATGTATCTTTTACTTTTGCTTTATACCAAAAAATACGTTCATTTAAATCCCGTGAATTACTAGCATTATCAATAACCATTGTACCATAATCATCAGTTAATTGATTAAATAAATTATCAAAAATTTCATATTTAGGAAATATACCTGCATAATGTTCAAATAATTTTCTTCGATTTGAAAAATTATCTTCAGCTAAAAGCATAATAAAATTAAATTGGGAACGAATATTTGGGGGTATAGCCATAGAATATTGTAAAACTAAACAGAGTGTTATTGCCCGATGTCTACCTTCACACATAATAGAAATAAATGATGGATCATCTACCCATGCATCTTTTTTACTTTGTAAATCATCCATAATTAGAAAAACACGAGGATCTATTAATTGTTTTCCTTTTTTTGCACGTTCAATATTTTTTTTAAATATTCTATCTTGACGATCTAATAAATTAGATAATATTTCTGGATAAAATTCATGATGTATAAAAGATGAAGGGAACACTGTATCATAAAATTTTGTAATTTTATCAGTAGGTGCTATAATGACTCCTGCAGGTATATCACTAATTATACTCATCATATCTCTTACAACCCAACTCTTACCAGATCCTGATTTTGCAATTATACAAATTCTAGGATTTAAAAACTTTCCATCTTTTGCATAACGTAATTTATTCATATCAAATACATTTACAGGTACTACTTTACCACCTACTGAAATTTCCTTCATAGTATCAAAATATAAAAAATTTTATATTAATTTAACGTCAATGTAAAATTTAAAATGGGGCAATATCTGTAAACATTTCTCCTCCATGTTGAGTATTATTATCCATTATAATAAAATATAATGATGATACTAAAATTAAAAATACAATAACAGTTCTCCTATTTAATGATGATGTTTTACGTGCATTTATATAACAATCAAATCTTTCAATTAAATAATATAATAAAGATCCAAATATTGCTAATATTACTGGATTTTTTAGATACATATTATACATTTAGATTTGAAAAATATTTATATGTTTTATCTTGTTTAGGTACTTTATCTTCACTTTCATCTTCATTTTCTTCTTTTACCATATTTAAATTATTATTATACTCTTCAATTACTTTATTATTATGTTCATAATAAACAGATGATTCAGAATAATTATTTGGTATAGTATTTACTACTTTATTTTTATTTTTATTTTCTTCTGTATTAATATTTAATATAGATTCTCTTAAAGTTTTTTCAGTATATGATTCTTTATTTGTTGGAAAATTACCAAATTTAAATATTTTACTATTATCTATTAATAATCTATTTGCTTCTGGATTAGGACTAGTAGCCAATACTTCATACAATTGTCTTGGTGATGATGGTGTTATTTCAGTTTTCTTCATTTTTTCTGATTTTAATAAATTTTTTATTTGTTTACTTTCTGAATTTAAATCAGTAGGTATTTGACTTGTTTTATTTTCTAAATATGTTTTTATTGTAATTTGTAATGGTATCATTTTACGAATTGCATTTTTTGTACATTCTTGAATTATTTTTAGTATTTCTGTTTGATTTCTTTTTATTTCTATAGATGGATCTTTGTGAGAAAATAAAAATGGAGTATTATAAAATGATCTTGCACATTCAATATATACTAAATGAATAAAATTTTTAAAATCATCTTGAATATTTAATTCTTTTAATAATTCCTGATTGTAATCAATATTAGTATTTGTTAAAACAGTTATATTTGATTTGATTACAGTTTTTAATAAATCTTCAATTGTTTTTCCTAGATTATTTAATCGAATAATTCGTTGATGTTCATTTTATATAATACTTGAATTCCATTTAGGTACATTTGACAATAATATTTGAAATAATTTTAATTCATCATTATTTTTAGCATTTTTTTTTGCTTCCTCATAAATATTTTGTAATCCATCGTAAACTAAAGAATTTATAGAATTTACTAAATGTATTGTATATTCTTGTTTTGTTTCAATTAAAAAATTCATATTTTATTGTTTGAAAAAAGTTTGTGGAATTAATCTTATTAATATCTAAATTTTTGATATCCTCCACTCATTGGATTATCACTACTGTATGGTGAAAAATCTACACTATCTCCATCTATACTATCAGTTAATATAGGTAGATTACGACTCCTCCATCTTTTTCTATAATGTTTATATCCATGATAACCACCATATGATAATATAAATGTTAATATGATTGCTCCAATAACTATTCCTGCAATTGCACCTCCAGATAAATTAACTGTTATTTTTAGTGATTTAACATTAGTTACATCACTTATACCAAATGTTAATTTTTGTTCTCTACCAAATCCATCGGATTCATTAAATGCTTGAACTGTTGTATTTGAACTCGGTTGTATACTTTTTAAACCTTTAACATTTACAGTCGTACTGGATATATAACATTTTGAACCAGAGTCATCTGTAATTAAAACACCATTTTCAGCAGCACAATTGTTAGGATCTCCAATTGATGTTGTATTACCCATTTTATAATATATTATTATATTATAAAAAAAATATAATAATTTAATTATGTACCGTCAAATACTAAAGTATTTAGCCTGAATGTACCGAATAAAAGTTACTTCACGGTACATGATGATTTCCGCCTCTAGAACTCAAAAAATCAATATCTTTTTGTGTCATACATCTGCATCCTTGTTCAGAATCTCCATCTCCTAAATGATTTATATTTGAGGGAAAATATGTTTTGTTATAATTTGGATCATTGTTTGTTTCTGGTGTTGGTGAAAATATATTACCACAGCATTTCTTACTGTATACTGGTTCAGGAATACCAATATCATCATATAAATCAAACTGTTCATTATTGGTAAAATTATCAGAATGCCAAAAGAATAAACAATAAATTATAAATAATCCAACTAAAATTAAACTTATTTCTGAAGCGTGCATATAAATTATATATATATATTTTTTTTAATAAAATTATAATTCTTTGGGTTTAACAATTAAATGTATTTTTTTTACAATCCAATTACCCTTAGAATCTTTTTTTCGTTTAAAAAAATCTATCGTAATTTCATTATTTGTATACTTTTCTATTAATTTTTTTAATTTTGCTTGCAATTTAGTATTATTAATAATTTTTTTATAAAAAATATCAATTGTTACATTAAATTTATATTTTTCTGCATATTTATAATTCATATACATTATTGAATTCATTAATTCATTAAGCTGATAATCATCGGGTTTTAATTTTTTCTTTTTTGCTCTAATTACATAAAATCCTTCTGGGGCAACTATAATACTCCCCTGGGTTTTACCTTCCATATATGTAATAATAAATGTATTAATATCTGATAATGATGGTATTTCATATACAATTCCATGTTTTGATCTAGCACCTGGGGTTGGTGTAGGTGGATGTGTATGATACATAAATTCATAATCTTCTGCATCATCAGTAACAGTTGGAAAATATATTTCAGGATCAGCTCTATCAGTTTCTTTGTGTGTAGTAACTATAATTTTTTCTAAACCACTTTTATCAAAATCTAATAATCCTCCATGTTCTGAATATTTTAGATTAGTATAATTATGTGAATATTTTTGTTGACCACCATCATGCATTAACGCGTCTAAAACAAATAAATCATTTTTTTCAATAGTAAATACTTTTGTTTTACCAACATATCTATATTTAGGTGTTATTTTATTTTGTTTTTTACTCATAGTTTAAAAAAATATATTTATTTTTGTGCAAATAAAAGTGTTTTATCCACTCTTATAATCGGATTAACATTTTTACTAGTCAATCCATAACTTTCTAATCTTGCATGACTTGCTTTACTTCTATGTAATAATCTACTAATATAATGTAAATCTCTTTGAGTTCTATTTTGAAAAGAAGATAATAATATCTCAATATTTCTTTTATTAATATTTTTTAATGACGTTTTATTTAAATCTGAACTAAAATTAATTTTATAATTTTTTATATCTTTTGTTTCTCCATGATTTAAAACATATGATGTATAACAACATGAAAAAAATCCATGAACTTGTTGAAATTCCCAATTTTGTTCAGAGTAAATTCTTGTTTCAACTAAATCACTTTCAGATAATATATCTGAAATTTTAGCATATTTTTCTATTTTTCTTTTTGGTGGAATTCCTTTTACTTCTAATGCTGTATAAAAATTTTCATATATCATTAATGGTAGTAATACTTTTTCAGATTTATAAAATCTCATAGATTCATCAATAGATTTAAATCTATCCATTAAACTTTTACTTGCACTAAATAATCCAACTTCTACATTTTTTTTCATCGATATATTTAAATATTTTTGTAAAAATGCTCTAGTAATTTTTTGTCCATATGTATAATATAAATCTTGTAATATTATAATTAATCTACGAATATCATATTGAGAATAGTTAACAATATCTTTTAATGTTTGTAATGAATCAAATTTAATATTATATTTTTCTATAATTGATTTAATTATTAAAAATAAATCGTTTTCAACTGGTAAAGATATTTTTATATTTTCACAATCATATGTATTTAACGTAGATATTAATTTTGAATGATTTAAATTAGTTAAAAATATAATTGGTAAAATTTTTTTTTGTAAATTTTGCATAAAAAATTCTAATATATTTTTTTTTTCACTTGATGATGATATTAAATTTGCATCATATATAATTAAAATCATTTTTTCATTTAATCCAGATATAAAATCTGAAAAAAAATTCCACGATTTATCATTCTCTAAAAATAATATATGATACTTCCAATTTAATTTTTTAACTACATTTTTAAGTAATGTATGTTTACCTGTACCAACTCCTCCACTAATAATTAATCCAGAATTATCTTTAGGATAATTTAATAACCATTTTTCAATTTGAAATTGAAAATTTTTATTAATATTTATATCATTTTCTTGTTCATACCATATATTATTTATCATGATTATTATAATATTAATAATTTAAGTGTAAAATAATAATTTATCAAATTTTTAATAAATTATTAGATATGGATTATATTAGTTCATTTATGATTATCTATTAGATTATTTAATTATTATATATAAAAATAATATTATATTATAATAAAAATATCTAGTTTATTTTATATTTTTTTTAATAAATTTTTTATATATTTATATAATATATACAATGAGTCGCGCACATGAATTAGATAACAGAACACCTTCTTCTGTTAAAAATGAAGTTGATCGTTTAATTCGTGAGGGTAAATACCAATTATCTCCTGCGGAAGCTGTAAAACTCCGTGAAAAATTCAAAGATTCCGCAATGTTTGAATTAGTAATGGAACACCTTAACGAAGCCCACGTAAAAATTTTAAACGTAGCCAAAAAATACTACAAATATGCCCAAACTCAATTACTCGGTGGCAACAAATCCATTGACTACGTCTTAAAACAAGCCGTACCTTTTGCCAAAAAAGTACCTCTCACTGATGCTGAAATCGATGCATTCAGACGCTTAGTAGAAGAAATGCTTGAAGGCAGAGTACCCTCTGAAAGCAGCACCTACAGACACATTTCATCTGTAGGCAACCTCTTCGGTGTATCCAGTGTAGAACAAGTAGAAAGCATGAAAGACAACTTATCCACTGGCGACTTTGCAAAAGTACAAGACATCATTCGCTTAGAAAATGCCAACAAAGCTCTCTACCAACAAGTAGTATTACAATCTGTACAATACCAAGATTGCGATTTAATTGCGTTATCTGGTAAATTTGATCCTGAACGCCACAATGCATTTTCTCACGTCAGCCCTATGATTGCGGCTCTCTACTTACCTAAATTCGATTTACTCGACCGCACTACCATCCATGCCCACTTAGCGGGCATCATCCGTGCTCGTTTCAACCGTGAACCTTTAGTAAATCAAGTAGACAAAGAATTATTTGACAACATTATCTACACCAACAGACGTGAAGTATGCTCCATGAACCCTGCGGAAGACTTACACAGACGCGTACAACTCCAACACTCTCTTTGGAATTCAGTCAGTGCATTACGCTCTGGCCGTTACTATGGTGTAAATTCTGACTTTGTAAATGCATTAGACCAATGCCACTTAACTCACGTCAGCCCTGTAAACACCGTAGTAAACGATGAAGGTGCCAACTTAAGACGTATCTTTGGTTCTTTTGGCTTAAACACCATTCAATTTGTACTCAAAGCTAACAACCAATACATGGCGACTAATGCATCTAACGTAGGTGCGTCTATCTTTATCCCTGTAAACCGTGAAGAAGATCGTACTAGCTTAGACTCCATGATTACCCTTGACATGTCTGACTACAAAACAAAAGATGGATCACCTTATGACTTCCAAGAAATGATGAAACAAAAAAGTTACTACCTCGATGAAAACGACAGATACATCGCCTTAGACACTGAAGTAAATGCGGTATACAAATTATTGTCTATCTATGTACCTCGTCGTAAATCATCTGTAGTACAACGCCAAGCAGTAGGCAATAACTCAATTGCGTCTCAATTTATTAATTTTCACCAACTCCCTCTCACTATCTCTGGATTAAGTGAACTCAATTCTTACCCTGTAAAAGCTCCCCCTACCCTCCGTGCGGGCAACTCCTTCTTACGCAAACGCTCTGTAGTAGTAGTAGAAATTGTAGCTTACCAATCCCCTACTGACTTAAATAACGTAGCTGAATTAGTAACATCTTCTTCTGCGATTGTCTACAAAAAAGATGACCCCAGCAAAATTTATTACTATAATCCTACAGGTGTAGTAAATACTCTTCAAGGTACAGCTGTTCAAGGTGATCCTGCGGCTGCTGCATATGCAGCAGTAGGTGTTGACCCCGCTGGTCAAATATTAGGTCGCCCTAACCCCATTATGGAAATCAATGCCAATGGTGATGCAGAAGGTGTTAAAGATCTCAATGCCACATACCTTGAATCTAGACAAGGCACCCTCTTCTTCTATGAAACTTCTGATTAAATTTAATAATAAAATATATTATTAAATTTATTTTCTTTTATACATAAATGATTCTTCTAATTTTTCAGGTGGAGTTTCAACACTCGCATATTTACTATTATTATTTGCTAAAAAGAAATCAGATCCTCCAGCTTTTGCAAATAAACCATTTTGATCAGTAGGATAACTGTCTTTAGGTACTCTAGGTTTCAGTGCATATGGTGATAATAAACTATTTCTAATATAATACGGATCATCTTGAAATAATACAGCTGATGGTAACCATTCTGGAGTATCACTTATTATTGATGGAGCACCTGTGTATATATTAGCAGGATTTTGAGATGCAATTGATGGTGTTAATTTTACTGGTACTGGATTATCATATTTTTTAACATCACCATTAGTAGAATAAGAATACTTCATTTCATTATTAGGTAAAAATATATTTTCATTTAAATTAGTTGGTGGTGTTATACCAGAAACAGATCTTAAATTACCTGTTGATTGAGGTAATAAATTTAAATTTCTAGGTTTATTAATATCATCTAAATAATTTAAATATACTTTTATTTCATTTATAATTAATGGTACACAAAATTTAACTACATATAAATTTAATTCATTTAATTGTTCATTAAGATCATATCCAATATTACGTGTTTTGTCAAAATAAATAGTTTCCATAATCATTCTTAAATCTCTTTCATTTTGATAAGGTATTTTATATATTTTTGTTGTAGCCATTACTTCATATATCATTTTTTCTTGTAAATATTTTATATTTTCAGGTGAAAAAAATACTTGTTTTAATTTATTTATATTTGATACAGCTTGAGGTTCAAATTGATATGTTGATTTTTCAAAAAATTTTTCAGGATGATTATTTGTTAATAAAAAAATTGGTAAACCAGTATTAACATTTAATTGATTATTCATATTTTATATTTAGAAATTAAATATAAGATATTAATTAAATAATTTATTCCAGAAAAAAATCATACGTTTCTAATAAATCATTATCTGATAATTTTTGATTTGGTTTAGAAATTTGTTCTAATGTTGTATTAGATACACGTAAATGTCCATTTACAATTCCATGTCCTATATCTAATTTAGATGTTATATTATTATCACTACCAGATGGTTGATTATATGTGATTATACTATATTGTGGTTGTCCCATTCCATTTAGTTCTTTTTTGGTAATTATACCCCATCTATTATTCTGAACATTACATACTAATTGCCCAACATCATAACTGGTATTTTGTATTAAATTCATTCTTTCACCTTCTTTTAATGATGTACCTACACGATTATGTAAAAATTCTTTGAATTTTTTTATTAATGTTTTATTAATTAAATCATCTATTTTAATTGTTAATCTGGGGAATGATGGATTAGGTAGGGCAGGTTGAGGATTTGGTTGTAATTGTATGAGGGCAGGTGGAATTGCAGCTAATGGTGCAGCAATGACTAGGATTGCTGCAACTGCTGCTGCTACTGCGGCTACAGATGCTTGATCTGCTGCAGGTGCTGCTAGAATTGCGGCTGCTAATGCAGGATTTGGTACAGCAGGTACAGCTGCAATTGCGGCTGCTTGCCCTTGTAATTGTAATACGAGTCCAGGAATTAGTGGTATCTCTGCAAAAACATAATTTGCTCTTTCAAGTGCCCTAATATTAAGATTTCCTATTGCTGGAATTATTCTGGCATCTCTATTTACTTCAATATATCTTCTGTATGGTTGAACAGTTGTATTTAATATAGATATATATGTTTCTCGTAATATTTGCAGTGCAGATGTTGTTTTTGCTATTATATCGGGTGCTCCTGCAGCGGCTACAGCCGCTACAGCCGCTAGTGCCGCACCATATTCATTAACTGCTTCAACTGCTTTATCATACAATATTCTATATTTATCAATATTATTTCGCAATAAATTTGTTTCTTCTTTCAATTTCTCCAAATTAATTTGTGCAGTTCTGGCATTTTCTGATATTTGTTTTGCATTTCCGCCATTAGGAGTATCACGTACTAATATATATGCTTCAACCGCCGCTTCTACCACTCTTGCTATAGCATCATCATCTTTAATATTTGCTGCAATTGCTGCCGCTTCTGCATCCTGTGCAGTATCCACGACTTTTTTCTCTTTTTCTAACACTACCAATATCTCATTGTGAATATCTGTAATTATTTTCATAATGCTATCGTCAGGACGTACACCTCCATTTAATGTAAATTCTTTATTAAATTTATTAGGATCAAATGCATCTCTCATATTTATTAATGTTCTTATTTTATTAATACACATATTTACATCTGTTTTATTAACTAATAATTCATCTGAATATACTTTATACGCAATTTTATCTATTTTTCTAGGAGTACTATCTGCTAATGCAAGAATAATTTCAGCAGGTGCAGGTGGTGCTGCACCCAAACCATATACATGAATAGGTAATCCAGCATCAACACGACCAACTAATTGATTTTCTAATGTTTGTTCATCATTACTATAAATATCTGCAAAATCAGAATTAATCATTACCATATAACCAAAATTAGGTATGTAAAAATCTATATTATTTAATCTATATTTCCAATATCCCCTAATCATTTCATCTTGTTTTAATGATTTGATTAATACATTACCATTTAAATCAAAATTGTGAAATGATATACCATGTTTATACATACACAAGAAACTATGATACATTTGAAATAATATACTTAACCATACTTCATAACTATGGTATCCTGTATTAATCATTTTTTTGGCTAAACCATTGTCTTCATATTGTCTAGATCCCCATGAAATTAAATCTTGAGTACCAGATTCAGTTAAGGCAATTAAACATTTATTAGATGGTGTATGTATATCTAATTGATCTACTAATTTTGTTAAATCAGATGTTGAATATTTTTGTAATCCAATTAAATATTCTTGCATTTCTTTTTTATACAAATTATTTAATACAAATTTTCTTTGTTTTTCCTGCTTGTTAATAATATCCTTATTCCTTAAACGATTCACTTTCAAAAAATCAATTTGAGTATCTTGAGTAATATAATATGCATATAACATTGTAAAATTAGGTGATACATTTGTTTTTACTATATTATCTCTCACATTTTCATAAAATGATATATCACGCCATACTTCAAATGCATTATAGGGTAATGTTTTATATTTATTAACAAATGTTTCACCCAAAATCATCTGATATATTCTAATGCTTATTCCAATATTATTTTTAGCACATCCAACATTGTAATTTACTCTATCTACTCTAATAGGATAACAGGATCTATAAATAATTAATCTTCTAGGTATTACAATACCTGATTGATTATTTTTTGTTTTATCATATTTAGTAACATCTAAATCTAATATTCTTAAATAACTTAATAAATTACGTACTTCAGGTGATTTATCGCTTAAAAAATTAATATTTTCACCATCAGCATGTCTAATTAATATAGATCTAATATATTGATATATAACAACTCTTTCACTAATTGTAGACATTGAATATTTTAACATAGATTCATCTTTACTAGGTAATATATCTTCTCTAAATTCTCTAACTTGTGATGGATTTGCAAATGAAATATTATATGTATTTTGTGACATTACATTTGCGGATGGTTGGGCAAATTGAGGTGGAATACTATAAGTTTGATTTCCAAATGAATTTGGAATAATATAATTCATCATTTTTACAACATTTTCTGGGGGTGCAGGAGGTAAGGGTCTTCTGGCTGGCGGTAATAATTCAGGTGCTATATTTAAAGAAAATGCTGTCTTTGTTTCTGATAAATTAGTTTGGTGTTGTAAATATGGTTGTTGTTGTGGTTGTTGTTGCGGTTGCTGTTGCTGCGGTTGCTGTTGCTGCGGTTGCTGTTGCTGTGGTTGCTGTTGCTGTGGTTGCTGCTGGTGTTTTGCTTCAGGATGTGCTTCAAAAAATCTTTCTTGTTTAATTCTTTTTTCTTCATTGGATACATATGGTGAATTTTTACTATTTTTATATATAGGTATTATTCTTCCTGATCCACCCTTTTGTTCTATATTACCAAACAAACTATGTAATTTACTAGTATTTTCTTTATATGGATTAGGAAGTATATTTAATGGAGCATTAAATTCTGAAGCTGGGACTTGGGCTTTTAATTTAGATGCAATCGATCCACTCTCTATATTAAAATTAGTAACTGGTTGTGCTTCACCAAATCCATTCGCTATACCACCTGATGGTCCGTCAGGACTACCTAATAAATTAGCAATTCCATTTGGTGGGATAACTGGTTTTGGTAAATTAACTTGAATTACAGGGTTAGCTGTTTCTGTTTGTGTAACTTCTAATCCTAAATCAGGAAGAGAAATTGGTTTTTGTGGCATTTTATTTGCAATACTTTCATTATTATAACTAGTTACAAATGGTTTTGATTTTAAATCATTAAATATATCATCAACATAATTATTTACTTTATCTTTATTCTTATTCTTTTCAAGATATTTAATTGTATCTTCTACTGGTGTTTCTACATTTAAAATTTCATCTACTTCTTCTTGTGACATATTATATTTTTTATTTCTTTTAATTTTTTTATTACGGCTACTACGATTTTTACGACTACTAGTACGACTTTTACGGCTACTACTACTGCTACTACTGCTTTTTCTACTACTACTACCTTTAGAATTTTTAGATCTACCACCTAATTGTTCATCTTCTACATTTTCATATACTTTAAAAAAATCACTACTTAATATTTCACGGGCGTTCATTTCTTTATTATGATGTTTTTTAATAAATTCACCTACTTTAGATGGTAATTCTAATTCTAATAATGATTCTAAAAATATATCTATATCATAATAAATATTTGGTTTTTGCATTACAGGATCTAATGAATCATTTGTAATATAATCTTTAATATTTGATTTTAAAAAATTAGTTATTTTAATTTCTCCAGTTGATTTAAATACAAACTCAGTATTATTTATTTTAAATTTTAAATTTTTTTCACTAGTTTGATATACTAATATATTATCAATTGTTAAATTATTATGTCTAAATGTAGGATACATTGATTGAATAACATTTAATGTATGCAATACTTGAAAAATACAATTTTGATAATTTTTAAATGTATTATCTTTTTTCAAATGTTCTTTTAATGTAACTAATTTATAAAAATGTTCTCTTATTGTAACACTTATAGTTCCATCAAGTTTTATTTCAGGATATTTTTTAGTAAATAATTGTAATTCTTTTGCAGGTATATCAGCATTACAAATATTTAACATAATACCCAATGTTTTTTTATGAACAACCAAATCACTTAATAAATAAGCAATTATTTTATCAACATTTAATGGTGTTGATGGATTCATTTCTTGATCTTTAGGATATTGTCTAAGTAATATATCTGATTTTTGATCAACTCTTTTGAATACATATGCAGATTCACTTTTACCACTATAAGAAATATTTGTATTAAATATTATATTAATTAATTGATCTAATTGTTTTTCTGCGTATATTTTTTTAATTATTGTGAGATCTTCTAAATAATTTGTGGACAATGGTTTTGATTCAATTGGTCTTGCAGGAATTTTCATATATAAATGTTCATATACTAATTCAATTAAATAATCAATATCGTCTAATTTACTCATATATAAAATTAAGAAAAATAATTGAATATTCTTCTTAATTACAAAAAGGATGTTTTTCAGCATTTACAAGATATTTATTTATATTATTATTATTTATATTACCATTAGAATCATTACAATATCCTTTGGGACATAATATACTGTTATTAGATGGATCAATTAATTTAAATACAGGATGAGAGCCTGTATTTACACCATTCTCACATTTTATATTATTATCTATATTTAAATATAATTTATAATCATCTTTTTTACAATATGTTATACCCCCGCTATCTATAGTTGAATTTTCATTATTAGCACCACAAAATGATCTTATCATTAGATTATCTTGCTTTATCAAATTACAATCATTATTATAATTTAACTCGACCAATGGAGTTTCACATATTGAAGATGGACTTGTTATATCTTCAGGTGATACAGAGGGTAATGCAGAAGGTGATGCAGAGGGTACAATAGGTGATTCAGAGGGTACAATAGGTGATTCAGAGGGTACAATAGGTGATTCAGAGGGTACAATAGGTGATTCAGAGGGTACAATAGGTGA